AGTTCGTGCAGAACACGCAGAAAGCGATCGAGAAAGCTGTCGATAAGAAAACCGACGCACTCGAGGAGCAAGTCGAGCACCTCGAGGAGTCCTTCTCAGGTGGTGTGGTGACCACCCGCACGTTCGTTCAGGGCGCCGCCATTGATATTGGTTTCGCCGCGTTGGCGGCCGGCGCGATGGTCATAGGCCCGGACGCCGACTTGTTCTCCACCGAACTGTGGACCCTGGTAGGGGCAATGATGTTCAAGACGATGATCCAGACAGGCATGTCGTACATGATGCGGATGCAGGTTCGGTGATGGTGCGGATCAGAGAGTTCCTGTTCGCCGCCCCGGAGAAGGATCACGTCGAAACACTGGCGGAGCGCCGCCAACGATGGTTTGAGAACATCATGGCGATCATCATGGCTGTGGCCGCGATCTCCGCGACGTGGGCATCATTTGAGGCTTCCCGTTGGGGCGGTAGGGGTTCCAGTTTGGTGTCGGAGTCCAACGTGTTGCGTGCCGATTCAGCGCGGTGGGCTGCCCGCGGCGCGGAGCAAACATCGGTGGATGCGTCGGTGTGGATTGAGTGGCAGAAAGCGATCCTCCTGGGGCGGGATGACTTCGCCGCGTTCATCGTTGAACGGTTCTCCCCAGAGTTAGATGAGGCGCAGGGAACCTGGCTGGGGGTTGTTGACCCCGCTGACGGGAAACTGCCGAAAGGCACCCCGATGGGGTTGGACTCCTACATCCCTCCGGGGCAGGAGAAGTCCGAGCGGTTCGCAGCGAAGGCTGAGGAGTTGCTGGCCGAGTCCAGCATCTACAGCTCGGTGTCGGGCAAGTACACGATGCTGACGATCATGTTCGCCTTGGTGTTGTTCTTCGGGAGTGTGGCTACGAAGTTCACCGGGCCGAAGATTCAGTTGGCGTTGGGGTCTTTGGCGTTTCTGCTGCTGGGTTCCGCGTTCGTCAGGATGCTGCTTCTACCGATCATCTGATGGAGCACACGGTGCTGTTGAACAACGGCCAGTCGGTGTCGTTGGTTGGTGAGCTGGTTGGCGACTTCTTCGTGTTGTCGAACGGGTGTGTGACGTACAGGTTCCACTGGAAGAACGTGGCGTACTGCCGCACCAAAAACAAGGACTCAGGAGGTGTTGGGAGTGGACGAGTCAGTGTTGCTCCCGGCGCCACCGAACATCGAAGGACCGACTTGGCGGAAGACCCTTGACGGGTCGTGGTTCATCCCGGAACGAACTCTGGGGTGGGGGATCCTGAACTGGTGGGCTAACTACCTGCGTTCCCCGGACGGGGAGGGGTTTTTCCTTCCCACGTTGGAGCAGACACGGTTCGCTCTGCACTTGTACGCGGTGAACGAGGACGGCACGTACACGTATCCTTCTGCGACTCTTCGGCGCTGCAAGGGGTGGGGTAAGAACCCTTTTTCCGCGGCTATCGCTTTGGCGGAGCTGTGCGGGCCGGTGTCGTTCAGCCACTTCGATTTGCGGGGCGAGCCGGTTGGTAAGGAGCGGTTCGCGGCGTGGGTGACCGCCGTGGCGTGTTCCCATGACCAGACCCGGAACTTGTTCAGCATGTTCCCGGTGCTGATCACCGACAAGTTGCGCCAGCAGTACAAGCTCGAGGTGTGCAAAACCATCATTTACAGCGGCGCCGGCGGCCGGATCGAGTCATGCACGGCCAGTGCGACGTCGCTGGAAGGTAACCGGCCCACGTTTGTCATTCAGGACGAGACGCAGCTGTGGCAGGAGTCCAACGGCGGGCATGCGTTGGCGAACGCGATCAGCGGGAACGTGACGAAGGTTCACGGGTCCAGGAAGTTGTCGTTGTGTAACGCCCACATCCCCGGTGAGGATTCGGTGGCCGAGCGGGACTACGACGCTTTCCAGTTGGTGAAGGCTGGCCAGGCCTTCGATGTTGGTGTGTTGTACGACTCGTTGGAGGCCCCGGCGGACACACCGGTTTCGGAGATCCCGTCACTGAAGGACGACCCGCAGGGCTACGAGTTGGGTGTGGCGAAGCTGCGGGAGGGCATTGAGGTCGCCCGCGGCGATTCGGTGTGGCTCCCGGTGGACGAGATCCTTGACGCTGTGATGGATGTGCGGAACCCGGTGACCGAGTCCCGCCGCAAGCATCTGAATCAGTTGAACGCCGCGGAGGATTCGTGGATCGCCCCGTATGAGTGGGACGCGGTTGCCGACCCGGCCGCTGTCCTGGCCAAGGGTGAGCGTGTCACGTTGGGGTTCGACGGGTCGAAGTCCGGGGACTGGTCGGCGTTGGTGGCGTGCCGCATCGACGACGGGTGCCTGTTTTTGATCAAGGCGTGGAACCCGGAGGTGTACGGCGGTGAGGTTCCCCGCACCGATGTGGATGCGGTGGTCCGCTCATGCTTCGAACGGTTCGATGTGGTGGCGTTCCGCGCTGATGTTCACATGTTCGAAAGCTATGTGGATGCGTGGGGCCGGGACTTCAAACGGGTTTTGAAGGTGAACGCTTCCCCGGGGAACCCGGTGGCGTTCGATATGCGCGGCCAGGTGAAGAAACGGTTTGCGTTGGACTGCGAACGGTTCCTTGACGCTGTTTTGGAGCGGGAGATGACCCACGACGGGAACCCGGTTTTACGTCAGCATGTGTTGAACGCCCGCCGCAACCCGACGAACTTCGATGCGGTGACTATCCGTAAGGCGTCAAAGGATTCGTCGAAGAAGATCGACGCCGCGGTGTGCGGGGTTTTAGCTTTCGGTGCCCGCCAGGAGTACCTGATGTCGAGGAAAGCTAGAAGCAGAAGGGTGTCGGTCATCAAGTGACCTCTTCCGGGGTGATTGCCGACTACAGAGAGAGTTAACGCCAGTGGCTGACATTGAGGACATGCGTGAGGCGCTTCTGAGTGTTTTCGAAGCCACGCAAACCCCTTTTCGGGATAGCCGCGCCTACTACGACGCCGAGAAAAGGCCAGACGCGATCGGTATCGCCGTTCCCCCGGAGATGCGCCGGCTGTTGGCGCATGTGGGGTATCCGCGCCTGTATGTGGATGCGATTGCGGAGAGACAGGAGTTGGAGGGGTTCCGCATGGGCGGCGCCGATAAGGGCGACGCGGAGCTGTGGGACTGGTGGCAAGCGAACGACCTCGATGTGGAGGCGACGTTGGGTCACACCGACGCCCTGATTTATGGGCGTGCCTATATCACGGTGGCGGCTGCGGACCCGCGCACTGATGTGAATGTGGACCCGGATGTTCCGATCATCCGGGTGGAGCCCCCCACGAGTTTGCATGCGGTGATTGATCCGCGGACCCGTGAGGTTACGAAGGCGATCCGCGCTGTGTATGACGATGAGCGTTCCACGTTGGTGGCGTCGACCCTGTATCTGCCTGATGTGACGGTGCAGTGGGTGCGGGAGCGGGGCCGCTGGGTGCAGGTGTCGCTGGTGAAGCATTCGTTGGGGTTCGTTCCGGTCATTCCGATGGCGAACCGCACCCGGTTGTCGGACACGTATGGCACGTCGGAGATCAGCCCGGAGGTTCGGTCGGTCACTGATGCGGCTGCCCGCATCATGATGGATCTCCAAGGGACGGCGGAGCTGATGGCCATCCCGCAGCGTCTGATTTTCGGGGTTAAGCCGGAGGATTTGGGGGTGGACCCGGAGACGGGTAAGGCGCTGTTCGACGCCTATATGGCACGCATTTTGGCGTTTGAGGATCCTGATGCGAACGCCACCCAGTTCTCCGCCGCGGAGCTACGCAACTTCGTTGACGCCCTTGACGCTTTGGATAGGAAAGCCGCCGCGTACACAGGTTTACCGCCTCAATACTTGAGTTTCTCTTCGGATAATCCGGCTTCTGCTGAAGCGATCAAGTCCAGCGAGAGCCGGTTGGTGAAGAAGGTGGAGCGCAAGAACAAGCTGTTCGGTGGGGCGTGGGAACAGGCCATGCGGATCGCCTACAAGGTCGCCAAGGGGCAGGACGCCCCACCGGAGATGTTCCGCCTGGAGTCGGTGTGGCGTGACCCCTCAACACCTACTTATGCGGCGAAAGCCGATGCGGTGACGAAGTTGTACGCCAACGGTGCGGGTGTGATCGGCAAAGAGAGAGCACGTATCGACCTCGGGTACTCCATTGCTGAGCGTGAGGAGATGCGGGCCTGGGACGCCGAGGAGAACCCTT